GTTCAACCTTCGCGGGCGTGGCTACGACAAGAAGGACGGCAGCGGTAGAGGGTGGTTTACATCCCTAGAGGCGTGGAAGATCGACGGTGGCAGCAAGCCGGAACAACCCAAAGACCTAACAAACGCGTTCGATGACGTGCCGTTCTAACTAAGGAGGGAGAGATGACATACGAAGAGTTTCTAAACAAGAAGGCGCAAATAGGAGGTATGCACGGATTCGATCCTGTGTATATGCCAGACTTCCTATTTGACTTTCAAAAGTCGCTAGTGGAGTGGTCGCTCCGCAAAGGAAGGTCGGCAGTCTTCGCCGATTGCGGACTTGGCAAGACCGCCATGCAATTAGTCTGGGCGCAAAACATCGTTGAAAAGACTAACGGACGCGTCCTAATCATCACACCGCTAGCCGTATCAGCACAGACCGTTAGAGAGGGCGATAAGTTCGGCATCGAGTGCAAGCAGTCACGCGACGGCGCAAACCTTGCCAAGATAACGGTCACCAATTACGAGCGACTGCATCACTTCGACCCGAACGACTTCGTTGGCGTGGTATGCGATGAATCAAGCGCGATCAAGAACTTTGAAGGTGAACGACAAAAGCAGATTAGTAGCTTCATGCTCAAAGTGCCGTATCGCTTGCTTGGCACGGCTACGGCAGCCCCGAACGACTATATTGAGTTAGGCACAAGTGCCGAGGCGTTAGGTGAGTTAGGTCGCATGGACATGTTGTCGCAGTTCTTTGTAAATGACGAGAACAGTAACCATCCGATATGGTGGGGAGCGCGTTGGCGTTTCAAGCGTCACGGCGAACAAATGTTTTGGCGATGGGTATGTTCATGGGCCAGAGCCATGCGTAAACCGTCGGATCTTGGTTTCAACGATGACGGGTTTGTATTGCCTAACCTCATCGTCAACCAAACGGTAGTCAAGAACACCGAAGCGTTCACAGGCCAGCTATTCGCGGTCGAAGCTAAGACACTAAAGGAGCAACGCGAAGAGCGACGCCTGACCATGCGTCAACGATGCGAGGCCGTAGCTGAGAAGGTATCCAATCATGACGTATCGGTAGTTTGGTGTCACCTAAACGAAGAGGGCGATCTATTGGAGCGCATGATACCGAACGCCAAGCAAGTCAAAGGAGGCGACCGAGACGAAGAGAAAGAAGAACGGTTTTACGCGTTCTCATCGGGTGAGTTGCCGGTACTAATCACGAAGCCGCGTATCGGAGCGTTTGGCCTCAACTGGCAACATTGCAACCACATGACCTTTTTCCCCTCGCACTCTTACGAGCAGTACTACCAAGGCGTCCGTCGTTGCTGGCGGTTCGGTCAAAAGAAGGATGTGACCGTTGACATCGTAACGAGCGAAGGCGAGCAGGGTGTCTTTATGAACCTGCAACGCAAGTCGGACGCGGCCGACAGAATGTTTGAGCAACTTGTTAGTTATATGAATGATGCCTTGAAGATCGACAACCGTACGCGTTTTGATAACCAACTGGAGCAACCGTCATGGCTGTAAAGCAGCAACACATCACAGACCACTACGCACTGTATAACGGCGATTGTGTCGAGGTCTTGCAAGATTTCCCCGATGAATCAATCGACTTGTCAATCTATTCACCGCCATTCGCAGGTCTATACAACTATTCATCGTCTGATAACGACATGAGTAATTGCAAGACGTACGAGGAATTCATGCAGCACTACGAGTTTCTTATCAGCATCATCGGGCGCATCACGAAGGCCGGGCGTATGACGGTAGTCCATTGTCAAGACGTGCCGACAAAGGGTGACAGACTTATCGATTTTCCCGGCGATATCATCCGAGCGCACGAACGCAACGGCTTTGTGTACCATGACCGCCATATGGTATGGAAAGAACCGCTAAAGGTTGCGATCCGTACGCGAAGCAAGGGCCTAATGCACCGTCAGATTGTGAAAGACTCAACACTCTGCCGTACCGCCCTTGCTGACTACATCCTCGTGTTTAGAAAGAAGGGCGAAAACAAAGTACCCGTGGAACACCCACTCGGCATTACTAAGTATTGGGGCAGCAACCCACCGCCCGAAGAGGTGCGCATCAAGTACAAAGACCACAAAGACCCGTCGACTAACAAGTGGGCACACTACATTTGGCAGAAGTACGCGTCTGCGTTCTGGGATGACATCCGCATCAACAACGTGCTAGAATACAAGAAGGCGCGGGACAAGGACGACGAAAAGCATTGTCACCCGCTGCAGCTCGATGTTATTGCGCGATGTGTTGAGTTGTGGTCTAATCCTAACGAGGTAGTATTGACCCCGTTCATGGGGGTCGGCTCGGAAGTTTACGGAGCCGTTGTAAGCGGTCGGCGCGGTATCGGCGTGGAGTTGAAAGAATCCTACTATCGTCAGTCTATCCGCAATCTCAAAGACGCAGAAAAGATTGCAACCGAGGAAGATCCGCAAGCCAACCTATTTGATATGCCAGAAGATGAAGAGGTGTTTGATGGAATCGAATTGGAGCAATGATGCGAGCAAAGCGAGTGGACGCCAACCAAGCCGACATAGTAGAAGCATTACGCAAGGTCGGCGCGTTGGTCGCAGTTACTTCGGCGGTCGGCAGCGGCTTCCCCGATATCGTGGTCGGGTACTGTGGTGGTTTGTATTTGATGGAGATCAAAGATGGCACAAAACCGCCATCAGCAACCAAACTCACGAAGGATGAGTTGGCGTTCCATGCCAAGTGGACAGGTTACGTACATATTGTTTATTCACTAGATGACGCGTTACGCGTTATAGGAGCGATACGATGACTAAGCAAGAGGCAATATCAATAATGCTGGATGTTGCTACAAAGGACTCAAGTAGCAAAGTCCGTGAAGCCGCCATTATCCTGCTTAATGAACTGATTAGGTGCTTTTTGAACAACTGCAAAGGGCCGCAACAATGATGAGCACAAGACTGAACGAAGAACAACAATTCTGGGAGAACTACCGCCGCCAAGTTATCAAACGGGCGAAGGAAAAGAATAAGAAGCGATACGACCTACAGAAAGCCATTGAGGCGGGCGTTTACGACTCTAGCCATGTCAGGGCAGCACGTGCCGACGTTCGCCGTGCTATGGCGAATTATGGGCACACCGAAGATAAATGGTGGACACAACGGAGCTTTATACCATGACCACCATCGAAGCCAAAGTAAAGACGCTGCCGGAGTCCTATCAAGAATTTTGGTATGAACGCTCGGGTATCTACATGGATAGCGGAGCTACACAGCCAGAAGCGGATAAACTCGCATGGGCTGATTTGCAGAGGTGGATCAAGAACGGGGGCAAAGATGAGTCATAAGCTGATGGTAGCTGACGAACCTTGGCACTACCGCCAAGTGACCTATTGGGATATGCCGAAGTGTGCCACGTGTGAGCAATGGGCCAATTTGCAAGAATGGTGCGATCTGTGCAACATTAGAACCAAGGCATCCTTTGGCTGTGTCTATCATTCGTCCATCCCACTAACTATCCCCACCCCTAACGATAAGGCGTAAGACGTCTTATCTTGCAATTACCGATATATGCCTTACATTAGCACTAAATACCCCTTTTGGAACTCGCATATCGTAAGGTATGCGACGGCTGGCATAGCCGCGGTACTTCCAATAGGGGTTTTTACGTTACAGGACTATGGCAACAAAAGTAACGGGATGGTTCCCGCATGACATCGACACGATAGACGATGTAGACGTTCAACTTCTTATCCATGAGTTAGGGCCACAAGCATACGGCATATGGTGGCGCATTGTGGAGGTTTTGCATAAGCACGGTGGCGCTGTGGATTGGTCACGGTTACACTTCATTGTTGACAGATCGCTCGGTATATCAGATGATGACCTTGGTACGTTGTGTTCAGAGCGTGTGCTAATTGAGTGCCAACAACTCGGTTTATTGAACCGTGAAGGCGATGTGGTAACGTCAGACCGCGTTATGCGTAACCTTGATTACCGTCAGAAGGTTAGTGAGAAACGTTCACAAGCCGGTCGAAAGGGCGGTCTAAGCAAAAGCCAAGCAAATGCTAAGCAAGTGCCAAGCAAACCCGAAGCAAAACGTAGCACATTAACAGTAACAGATACATATACAGAAGATAAGAGTACACACTCTAAGAAGAGTGTGTGTGCTTTCGCACCACCAACGATCGATGAAGTGACTGAATACTTCGCAGAGCGTGGCGCACCTGAGCACTTGGCGCAAAATTACCATGACCACTACGAAGCGGTAGGTTGGAAGGTTGGAAGCAAGAAGATGAAGGATTGGAGAGCCGCAGCGCGTCGATGGATGCCTAAGGGGCCAACCTCGCAAGACGTCGGAACGTTCGCACTTGATCGATGGCCCGACCGAATTGACGGCACAAACCCCGAAATGAGCTATGCCAAAGATTTTTATCGCCACTACCAAAAACAAGGGTGGAAACTCGGTAATGGCAACCCGATAACCGATTGGAAAACTGCACTCGTTGAATGGGTGGAAAACAAAATGAGGGGACTATGACAACGCAACAACTCGCAACATCGCAAGGTTGGGATTTGAACGAAGCACGGCGATACGGACGTGCATTGTGCAGTGCCTACCACATCACCGTCAACGCCATCGAGCAATCAGGACGACCGCGTTTCCGAGCTAGCAAATACGCCATGTCGCTTACGGACGAACAGCTTTTTACCGTAGCAGCGCGTAAGCCGGAGTCCATTGTCAGGGGCTTTGTGCAATGGTGGCAAGCGTACAAGCTGACAGAGGAAGCGGACAACCTTCGTATCGTTGCCCTATTCGATGCCAACGGATATGAGCTATCGCCCGAACTACGGAAGGTGCTTACTGATGCTCTCTAATTTCATCACGTGGGAAGACTTAGAGTCCGAATACGCGTCCGTAAGCTGGCAGTGGCAAGGGTGGTTGCCTAACGGATACCTGACGATGCTAGCAGCCGATCCCGGCATTGGTAAGTCCATGTTTGCCCTATCGGTAGCCGATAAACTTATGCGAGGCGGTAAGTGGTTCGATGGCGTCCATGATGCCAACCACACCGACGACGGCCTAATCCTGTGGGTAGAGTGCGAAGCAGGGGAGCCGTTCCACCTGATGCGGGCTAAGAAGCTCGGAGCCGACACGTCACGATTCACGACCATGCGAGCCGTCAACGAATCGGTACGCACCCCAGCCCTAACCGACCCAAACGACCGCCAACGGTTCTCCGAAATGATGCGATCGGAGTTTGTAAGCATGGGAGTGATTGACTCGCTATCGGGTGCTATCCTCGGCGTGGATGAAAACACCGCAGAAGTTGGTAAGGTCGTCCAATGGCTATCTGAACAGGCCAGAGACACACAAAAGCCCATTCTGCTTATTCACCACATGAACAAGTCGGCAATGCGAACACGTAACTCCGATACACCGCCGAGTATGGCAGACCTTCGAGGTTCTACCGCCATCCCGCAGCATTGCCGCGTTATCTGGGCTATGGACTGCCCGCAAGGTGACCCGACGCGGTTACGCCTAACCTGCATCAAAAACAACTTAGCCCCCAGACCGAACCCCGTACCCTTGCTTATCCATCCTGACGGCTATATCGTCGGAACAGGTGAAATACAACAACCCGTGCAGCGTGACCTTAGAGCGGCGTTTGAATGGTGAGGCATGGTAAGGTATGGGTTAGGGCATAAAAACGCGTTAGAATCAATTTATGTGCAAACAAGAGGCATTGCAGGATGAATCAACTCTATAAACACCTCATTTACACCATGTCCTTAGCATCCGACACACACACCGACATGATACTATCACCCTCTCGGATGCGGTCGCTATGCCGACTCCGTCAAATCGTATGGCACTACCTGTTCATAGGTCGTAACACGCCAATCAAGCACATCGCCACAATGGCAGGCAAAGACCGTTCCAGCGTCCGACATGGCATCAACGCCATCGACGGGGAAATACGATGCGATCACTCCGAAACTCAGGTTTTGTATAGCAGGTTTTTGCGGTTATTGGCAGAAGAGGCAAAGAACGCATCAGCAATTTATACACACCATGACACAAGGTAGCACGTTACGCGGTTATGTTGCATCGTGGCAAAGAAGGTAGGACGACCAACGAAGTATAACCCCGACGTGATGCTCCCTAAACTCAAAGAGTTAGCGGAGCGCGGGGCGTTGTTAGAAGAGGTGCCATGTGAGCTTGGCATCGCCAAATCGACGATGAACGAATGGGCTAATCCCGGCTCGGACTTTTACCAAGAGGAGTTTTCGGTCGCCCTAAAGGAAGTTGTGGACGCTAGAGACAGGCGCATCGCCAAGCTGTTAGAAGACATCGCATCAGGTGCCAACCAAGACGGGAACGCAAGCGCGGCTATCTTCCTAGCCAAGAACACCATAGGCTATCGTGACCGCATCGAGACCGAGAATAAGACCGAGATCAAGACGGACGTGACGTTCTCATGGGGTGGAGAATGACCATCCACCTCGTTATCGGCGTCTTCCTCGCTATTACCGCCCTTGTGGCCTATTGGCTCGTAACAATCGAGCAGGGGCGATAAGTGGCTACATGGACAGCCAACCCCCTACCTTGGCATAAGCGGTTTATCAAGAATCGCAGAAGGTTCAACCACATTCGCTATGGTCGAAGGGCTGGCAAGACGTCGCTTTTTGCTGACCTATCCCTAGAGGTGGCAAGCACGGGTAAACCGTTCGCTATCTTCCTGCCTACTGCCAAGGACTTCGAAAAACGGTGGATAGAGTTTGAACAGTACTTCAGACCCGTCCTCAAAGAGGCGCGGGTTGGTGATCAGGTCATGATTTTCAACACGGGTTCCCGGATGGATTGGTTTGGCCTCTACCGTTCGGACGGTGCACGTGGTAACAAGTACAAGCGTGTCTTAGTCGATGAGGCGGCGCACTCCACAGACCTCGAATACGCGTGGAACATGGTCATTCGTCCTACGCTGATGGACATGAAGGGGGATGCTTACTTTGGGTCAACGCCGAACGGTAAAAACTATTTCCACACGTTAGAAGCCAAAGCGGGGGACGACTGGTATTGCCAACACGGCACGTCCTACGACAACCCGCACTTAGACCCCAGCGAGTTGGAAGCCTACAAGGCCACCATGCCAAGCATTGCCTATCAGCAAGAGATACTAGCCGAATACGTGGACGCTGAGGGGGCACGGGTAAAACGTGAATGGCTACGCTATACGGACGCTGCGCCTAAGGGACTGCCTATCTACATCGGTGTTGACTTGGCTATCTCGCAACGTGAGGAAGCCGACTATACCGCTATCGTGGTCACAGCCCATGCAGAAGACGGTACGATCTACGTACCCTATGCCATCAGGCGCAAAGCGACCTTCCACGAAACGCTGCGACTAATCCAGCAAGTAGCCGATATGTGGCAGCCGTCAATGATTGCTATCGAGTCGGTGGCCTATCAGCAATCGGTCATTCAAGAGCTTGTAAGAACGACGACGCTGCCAGTGCAAGGTATCCCCGTACATCGTGATAAGATAACGCGGTTCTTCCCTATCGAGGGAAAGATAGAACACGGCCACGTTGTCCTATGCCGTAACCTAGACCCCGCGTTTGAATCGGAGCTACTGTCATTCCCACAAGGTGAGCATGACGATTATGTTGATGCCCTTGTGCATTCCATCAACGCAGCCCAAAATCAAGTAAGCATCGCATGGCTATAAAAGACCTTATCCGTAGATACCTAGACATGGACAGCAAGGCCGCCGTAGCGTTGCCCGTGCAAACGTCCACCGTTGGCGGCAAGGTGCAAAGACCGAACCTCACCAACTACAAAGCACTCATCAACGAAGGGCTTTACAAGAATGCAGCGGTACAAGGGTGCATCTCGGCGTTGCAGTCCACGATGAATGAAGCCCCCGTTATCGTTGTCGATGCTAACGGCGAACCCGTGCCGAATCATCCGTTGGCGCGTGTCTTCCAACGACCGAACGCGGCGATGAGTCAGGCGACGTTCTGGAAGTTCGTGACCACCTATCTACACACGGGCGGCAACTGCTACATCCACAAGTTGCGTAACGAGCTGGGTATGGTCATCGGACTTGTGCCGTATCATGACGGTCAGTTTACGCCCGTCGCTGGGGACTACGACTTCATCAGCCACTACGTTTACCAAGTGGACGGCAAGGCGCAAAACATCCCTGTTCGTGACGTGATACAACTCCGCTGGGGTGTTGATCCTTTGAACCCTGTGAAGGGGCTGTCACCTATCGACCTTGTGGCTACAAAGATTCAGACGGAGAACGAATTAGACGCTACCATTTACTCCCAAATGGTAAACGGCGGCATCCCTACGGGAATCCTGACGGTACCCCCCGCCACAAGCGAAGCGGCTAAAAATCAGCTTCGTGAGCAATGGCAAGAAAAAGGGGCAAGCAAAAAGCGGACGGTAGCGGTCGTAACGTCAGATGTGTCATACGAGCAAATGGCTCAATCGCTTGCTGAGTTGCAAGTAGAGGGTATTTACGGGCAGTTGGAAGCGAGCATTTGCGGCGTGTTCCGTGTGCATCCCGTCGTAGCCATGACGTATGCCGGGCTAATGAATTCGACGTACTCCAACATGGAAACGGCCTTCAAAGAATTCACAACCCTAACACGCGTCCCGTTGTGGAACGACTGGGAAGAGCAAATTAGCGTCGGCCTTGCTACGGAGCTAAATGGCGGCTACCGCCTAGAGTTCGATCTATCACACGTAGCAGCCCTGTCAAATGATGCCGAGATACAGCAAAACACCCTTAGCCAGTTCGCAGCCAACATCATCACCCAGAACGAAGCGCGTGTTTTGCTTGGATACCCAGAGGTGCCCGACGGTGACAAATTCGCCTATGCTCTGGCACCCGCTCCCGTTGGATTCTTGGACGGCGAAAACGTAACCGAACCTACTGAGGGCGAAACCGACCTTTTTAGCCGCAAGGACGGACGCGTAACGCTAAATGAAGAAAAAGCCAAAGCCGTATGGAAAGAGGTTGACGACACGAACGAAAAGCACGGCGAAGACTACCTACCCTATGTCCGTGACCTTATCGACGACGTGACCAAAGCCGCCATTGGCACAAGCAAGGCAGCGAAGGCGTTAGACCCCAACAACATCAACGTCAAAGCCCTCGTTGAAAAGTTTATGAAGGCGTCACAAGCCGAGCGTTCAAAGATGGTCAAAGAGATCGTTGAGCTTGCTATGAAGGACGTTACGGGTGCCGACCTGAATCAAGTGTTTAGCTTCATCGATGAGATCGAAGAGCGCGTAAATCAGCAAGTCAACGACAAGATGACGCAAGCGACCGAGACCATGAAGGAACGCGTCAAGCAAATCGTCAAAGACAACGCAGGCAAGCCCACAAGCGAAGTGGCTGCCGCCTTACGTAAGGGCATGGACGAATCGTACAAAGGTCAGGCCGACGTTATTGCCAAGACGACCGCAAGAGCGCAAACGACCGAAACACAGGTAAGCACATGGTCAGGTGTCAACAAGCGTGAGACAGACCCGAATAAGAAGCTAGTGAAGGTGTGGATTACACGCCGCGATAGCAAGGTGCGAGCATCCCATGAAGCGATGGACGGCAAAGTCGTTGAAGTTGATGAGGCGTTTACGTTCCCTGATGGTGACAAAGCGCCCGGCCCTGCACAAGCCGAGAAAGCAGGCAACGCGGTAAACTGCCGATGTGTCATCACTACCGTTCGCAGAGGTTCACTTGGCTAAGTCAAAATCTATACACACCCCTAACAAGTCAGCACAACGACAAACGGAAACCCCTATCGTTGTAGCAGATGGTCACGGTATGACCGCCGCCGATGTACGACTCCGCAACCAGCTTATAAACCGAGTCCAGAAGCTGCGCTCACGCGACCAATTGGAACGGGTGAATGAACTATTGAACAGACTCCTCTCTCCCTCCTCCACTGCGGACGGTGCCGGTCTTCGTGACTAGCGCCGTCCGTTTATTTGTTTGGATACGAACATGAATGAACTGGAATACAAATCCTATCAAATGAAGTCGGTCAACCTTACCGAAGATGGCACGTTCAATGCCATCGTCTCGGTGTATGGTATCATTGACTCATACGGTGAACGCGTCATGCTCGGCGCGTTCGATAAGTCATTGCAACGCTATGCCGACAAAGGCAAAAAGGTGAAAGTCCTTTGGGCGCACAACTGGGAACGCCCCGTAGGCACGGCGTCGGTTCTCGAGTCGATCCCTCCCGGTGATGACCGTTTGCCCGATGACGTGAAACAATACGGTGGCCTGATGGCTACAGGCCAGCTGGCTTTGAACACGAAGGAAGGGGCGGAAGCGTACGAGCATTTGAAGGCGGGCACCATCGATGAATTCAGCATCGGCTATCGTGTCGTTGCTGACTCATTCGATGACGCTGGTATCCGTCAATTGGACGAAGTTGATCTACACGAATTCTCTCTGGTCTTGGTAGGTGCAAACCCTGCCACCTCTCTACTTGCTTTGAAGTCGGCATTGTCGCAGCCTCAGAAGGCCGAAGCTCTGGACACGGAGCTTACGGCGTTTCTGGAGGGCTTAGAGCGTCACGTCGAAATGCGGGAGAAGGCAGGCCGTGTGCTTAGTGCAGCTAACGTGGCAGCGTTGCAAGGACTGGCAAACACGGCGGGCAAGATTCGCAAGGAGCTTTTGCGCATCATCAACGCGGCGACTCCGCAGCCGAAGGATGAACCAAAGAAGCTCACATCTACACAGGCCAAAGCACTACTAACAAGTAAAGGAATCTACCTACAATGAATGAACTCTTAGCACAGATCGAAGCGATTCTGGCTAACCCGGAAGCAACGGCAGAAGAAATGATTGCCGTTCTGACTGCGGTTCAAGCCGAACTCGCTGGCATGGTTGCCGACCCCGCTACACAAGACGCACAAGTCGATGAGGCTGGTTTGGTTGCCGTTGCCGATGGACTCAAGAAGTTGGAAGGCGCAATCGCCACAAAGAAGGCGGCCGCTAACTCAAAGACCTACATCAAGGAGCTCGGCATGAAGTTGAATCAGCCGACCAATGGACTCAAGAACGGCACCCCCGAAGTAAAGGTAAAGGTCGGTCGTTCCAAGTATTACGCCAACGATGAAGACGCCTACAAGTCTGGCCTCTTTATTGCGGCTACGATGGGGCACCAACCGTCGTTCCAAAAGCTCTCCGAGCGTTACGGTGTGAAGACCCTCACGT